GTCTATCGGACCTAGTTCCTGTATGACCCCACCGAAGTCAAGCAACGCGCAATCCGCTTTTCCGGGTGCGGTGCGCATACCCCTACCGCCCATCTGGACGTAGAGTACCGGAGACCGGGTAGGCCGCATGAAGGCCATAAGGTCGATAGCAGGGCTGTTAAACCCAGTAGTAAACACCCCAACATTAACCAAGCAACGAAGTTCGCCATTTTTATATTCATCGACTATTTTGCTCCTTTCGCCAGTATGGGTCGCGCCAGTCACCATTTCACAGGAAATTCCTCGGGATCGGATTTCGTCCATAACGTGTTTACAATGTTCGACTCCCGCCGTAAAAATTAACCATTTACGACGATTTTCCCCGTGGACTATAATTTCGTCTACACACGCTTTTGTTATTGGGTCTTTGTCTACTGCGGCCTGTAGTTGCCCCTCGATATAGTCCCCGTTGCGGGATTTAACCCCCTGTACGCTCATCTGGGTGTTCACCTTTGGAGTAACAAGGGGGCAGAGAAACCCCTTCTCGATAAGATACAGCATCGGTATCTGGTAGGCTACATCTGTGAATAACCGACCCGCCCCCTCTGTGAGTCGCCCCTCTGTGGCGCGAAAGTTCGTGCCAGTATACCCGATAATCCGAAGATGGGGATTAATAATTTTCAAGTCTTTCAAGAATGATTGGTACATAGTCTGGGCGTTGGGTGATATAAGATGCGCCTCATCAATAATAACTATATCTACGGCGTGCGATATTTTATACGCTTTTTTGTAAATACTGTTTATAGACGCAAAAATTGTTTGCCCGTCGAAAGATTTCTTTCCTAGTTTTTGCGCGTAGAAGGATATTTTTGCTTCCGGCCATTGAGCGAGCAGGTGATCGGCGTCCTGCGTAAGTAGTTCTGTAACGTGCGATAGCACAATAAAGTTTGTAGCGGGGTATAAGGCGCAAGCGCGGCGAATGAATTCCGCGATTAACAGGGATTTACCGCTACCTACGGGCGCAACGATAAGCGGCTGGCCAGTATCGTTTTCCGCGAAAAAGTCGAATGTGGCTTCGGTTGCCTTTTCTTGGTGGGGGAAAAGTTTAAGCATTTATACTCCGTAAAATATGGGCGATAACGTCAACCGTCCATCCATTCCCTAACATTTTGTATCGCTGCGTATCCGAAACCCCCCCCCGTATATCCATCGGGCAATGTTTGAAGACGCTCGCACTCGACCGGCGTCAACTTGCGGATAACACCGGCCTCGTCTAAGAGTATGTGCTCTTTAGCGCGGCGGGGAGAAAAGTCTCGCCCGAGCTTCATATATTCGCTCCGTATCCTTTTAGCCTCTTCGGTGCGGCGTTCGGTAAACACCACTTGTCGTCTCGACTTTCTGAAATAATTTTCGAGCCCGCCGCCATTCCAATAGTTCGCGTCGATACAGTACGATTTGTCGCGGTCGCTCACACCGGATTGGAGGATATCGGGGAGCAAGATACCGCAGTCCTTCGGTTGCGAGATACCGAGTATGTTCGTCCAATAATACCGTTGCCGGTTTTGCGCGGAGACAAGAGCGGAATTTATAAGTATCGGCTCAACGCCCAATATCCGAGTGATAGCGGCGCTGTGCTCTTTTTTCATTTTCACGTTTTCCAACAAAAATTTAATATTGGGGTTTATGTTTTGGCACTCTATCAGAATACGGACAAATTCAAAAAACAGCTTTGAGCGAGGGTCGTTAAAGGCGAGTTGCTTCCCCGCGAAAGAAAACCCCTGACAAGGTGAGCCGCCTATAATTAAGTCAAAAGGGCGGTCGGGATGGTAGTCTACAACCGAGCCATGTTGAATATTATCAGGGTAATTTTTCTGGCTGATTTGTATAGCGTACTTATCGATTTCGCAGGCATGGTATTCTGTAACGGGGATACCCGCACGTTCTAACGCTACGTGTCCGCAAGAAATACCGTCAAAAAGAGATAATATCTTCATAAATTTCGCCTCCGTTGAAATAAAATTAGCCCTCCAAAACTTCCGTAATTATGGATTCAATACGGTCTGCGCACTCGTGGCAGTCTTCTTCGTTCTGTAGTACTTCCCGTATTTTGAGCAACGCGGTCATATAAATGACAGAATCGGTTTTATACGACTCGTAAAGCGGTTTCCAGTTGTCCGGCAGCTTTTCCGAGAATTCGATTCGCCCAATTAAGTGTTTTTCATTTCCCATTGTGGCACTCTCCATAAAATCTACAGTATTTGCACGCGTACCAATCCGGACCACCTATACGTTCCGGGGGCTCTTTTGCCTCGATAATTCGTTTCGCTTTAGTCACTAAGCCCTCCGCGTATTGTTTGTCCAGTTCCGTTCGTACACTTGTTACCCTTCTAAGCCCCGGCGTACTTACCGTCATGTAGTGCCTATCTATCTCCGCGTGGTACATATTACTTTGGGCTTGCGCATAGTATTTCGTATCCCATTCTTTTAGGTTCCCGCATTTAACTAGCGCGTCAAACTTCTTGTCGTTCGTGCTCTTGTGCTCCCAAATATGCGGAGTTTTAGGTGCTTGTTTCAGCCCCACGATCACGCCGTCGAGCCGCCCCGTAAGTCTGCCGTCGAGCGCATCAAACTTGTATTGCTTATTATCACGTTCGGGGTCATGAGTATAAAGTGTGATACCCTCAACTTTCCGTAGGTCTTCTGCCATGTCGCGTTCATCGTTATGTCCGTTCCTGAAAATCCGCAATGTCCCTTCATTAAAAGTTTCCCCATCTTCCGCGTTTATTTTGTACCATAAATACCGGCTGCAATCATGCCCTATTTCCCCGAATCCAATATTCTTACTGGCGTAGGGAGTCTGCTCGGCTTCGAGCGCGACGTTCACGGCATCTAGGGTAGGGTCTGCTCTGTCCGGTATTTGTACCATATTACACCTAAAATAATGCCGTCTCTCCGCGCTGTCAAGTCGCCGTCCGGGGACTTTCCCGTTAAAGGGGTGCGCCTATGACCCTCGCAGTTTATCTCTGCTGCACCAATGCTTGCGATCCGAGGTAGCCTTTAAAAAGTAGCGGGGTATCCCTTGTCGGAACGATACCCCGCCACAATCGCACCCCAAAACTATTGGGATTTACGCTTCCAAGGTGGAACAGCTTTTTGTTCTGTTGCCGACTCGACCGATTTAGGCGTCGACACCGAACCACTGGCCGGGGCATTACTACCGGCGTATGGAAGGAACTTCTTAATATCGTTTTGCGGGGAACCCGGCTTTTCGATACCGTCTTTAGTGTAGGGTTTGGCCGGAGTAACTACCACGTCCATGAGAAAACGCTTGTTGTGCAGTTCTTCCGTATCTTTAATTGTCGTTTTGCCCACCGCCTTAACAAGTTCGCTCAGTGTACGGTACGCGATATCAACGGCTTTTTGGTTGTCGTTCTTGATATTCAGGCGCTCGAACAGCTTGCGCCCTTCGTAATCGCCGGACTGGATATCAATTTCCAATACGATCATCTGGCCGCCCTTATGCGTCGTTTTGAGTTCGCTAGACACCACCATTCCTGAGTACTGCCCCGGCGGGATGGGTGTGAACTCTTCACGTTCCGGTACTTCGGCTGAGTTGAATACTTCGTCTAATTTAGCCATGTTTTTTATCCCCTTTTTCTGCTTGGTTGTAGAATGGTACACTGTCGGCAATGGTCTGCCAGTAATCCCCGTTTTTGTCAAACGGAATTTCCGAGGGAAGGCTATACCGGTTCCCTGCCATAAACGCAGGGCGTTCTTCCGTATACAGAATTCGATCCCCCGTTCCTACAGCACGTTTACGCCCTTCCTTGCTCATATTCTTTTCTTCTTTCTTCACCCCGACGTAATAATTAGCGAACATAATAATATCAGAGTGTTCCATCATGAGCGACCCTGCGGATTTATGTAGTTTAATCTCGTAGCGGTCATAAATATCCGTTTCGGGGTTTTCGAACTTCCGAATCTGGGCGTGGGCAATCTGGATAATAGTCATTCCACGTTCTTCCCGAAGGCGTTCGAGCGCCGTAATATACTCGCGGAACACGTCTAGAGCCTGCACGTACCCTTTGCCGTAACCTTTAAGCACTTCTTCAATGTTCTTTACATTGTGCTCTTTGCACACCTGCTCGTGCACCATTGGTTCGAGCCAGTCAAGGGAGTCGATTACGACCGTCCCGAAATTATGATCTACTTCCGCGAGTTGCCGCAGGTTGTTCATGACTTCTTGGAACCCGCCCCCGCCGTTAGATACGAGCTTCACAAGCGGAAAAGCGTCCACATTAATCGCGTCTAGCCCGGTGCTCCAAACGACGATTTACCGATTTTCTGCGGCCCGTAAAGAAGGATTCGCGGCGGTTTTGGCTCGGATTTCATTGTATTAAGTGTCATTTTACCCTCTCAATTTCAATGGTTGTTTTCCCCGGCGTGACGGTGCGGTAGGGCATAAATTCGGCTTGAGATACTTGGTCGAGCGTTTTGTACAGTGTTTCACTCAGCCCATACTCTATAGAAACTGGGGCACCTTCTTGCCAAAGTCGCGCTAGTCCATTTTGATCCCATGATACCTTTTTGGGCGTTACAAAGGTTATTTTAAACTCCCCGTCTTCCACGTGCACCGTACCGAATTTATCGCCCTTTTCAATATACGCTTCCCGCATACTAAGGTCATATAAGGACGTAATTTCGGCTACGAGCGATTTCTCCGCGTCCTTTGCGATACGCAGGTTTTCACGAACTCTTTCCAAGTCAGAAAATAATACTTCGACGCTGTTTTTACTATTAGATTTTTCTTGGTTTTTCATTATTACCCCCAAATAAAATTGTATTTCTTTACGTCTTTTGGGACATAAAATCTCCCGCAGGGGCCCTGCGCCCATTTTTTATCGGCGTAGTATTTCTTTTCGGCGACTAGTTCTTCCCTCTGTCTTGTCATTACGGCCTTATATTTTTTTCTTTGTTCATCCTGTTTTTTAGACATATCGCACCTCCACTATCTCTAATCGTATCACAAGCTAGTTATAAAAGTCAATAGCCTATTTTAGCATATATTTCCGAGGTCTTTCTTTAGCGTCAAATTCAATTTTATCCATTTCCAAAAGTGCCCTTTCTATCTCGTCCAATTCTTTCGGCTTGATCCGTAGATAACTGTTCATCTTCGCCCTTGTGGTTATTCCTTTATCGAGTGCGGCCATAAATTCCGAGCACTTCTTTTGGAAGTCACTGTCATACATATTGTCCTTGGCAAATTTCATCATAAACCGGATACTCGAACCCACGAGCGCCTTCCCGAACTCTAAGTCACTGGCGTTAAGAACCGGCTTGGCGCAGTCCCGCGCAATAGCGATAATCATGGCCACCTTTAGCACGTTTTCCCGATAGCGCACCCACAGCGCGTTCATACCCGCACCACGGTACTCTTTCTCCATTGCTTTCTGAAATATTAGAAGGTCGTTTACGGCGTCGATCATGCCCCCTAACATAACCGTCGTTTTCTTTTGCTCGATAATGTCCGGGGCTGCCGCGAGTCCGTCCGGCTTAAATTTCGCCCACCGCGTTATAAGGGTGTCTGGGGGTGGGGCGGTACGATCCGCTTTTAAATCTAGGTCGGGGAAGTCCACTGAGCACTTTAATACAATATAGCGGTTAATTTCGCCGGACGCAATAACGGATTTCTTCATTGCCTCGGCGTAACTGGAAAGCGTGGTAGTGCCATAAATGCACAAGTTTGGCTCGTTCAATACAAGGCGGGCATCCGGCTGACTAGCAATTACTCCGCCTTTATAAAACGTATCCGATTTTGAATATAGTTCGGTAAACAAGGAAGAAATTTCTTTAATGTACGGCTGTGCTTTCTGGTCGAACAGAGATTTCATGAACATGCCGATTTCGTCTATACTTGCGAGGAAAGACGGCTGTTTTTTAAGTTCGAGTAGCAAGCCGGGGCCGGAGCGCACCGATTCTGGGCCGTAAAAATCTTCAAGGCCGGATAATCGCAGTAGTTTGCTTATACATTTTTTACTGTCACTTTTTCCTTGCCCTGTTTCGGCAATGCCAACCATGTATATATTGGTTCGAGTGTCGTGCTGTTGCAGAGCGTAGCGCCGCCCAAACACCGCACCGAGCGCGGCAATGGTATTCATGACGGCTAATTCCGGCTGCGGCTGTTGTGAAGTGCTGTTAATCCAGCTTACCGTATCCCCGATTAATCCGCCTATGGCAATGGCGGTTTTAACTTCCGGCTCTTTAATGGCGGCATTAATGGAATCGCGAAAATCCCGCAAGTCGACTCCGCTTATATTCGAAAAATCGAGGGCTTCTTTGGGCGTATCTTTTGGAACCCACCCGCACGTCTGCGCGAGGTGCACCAGCGTACCCATAGATATTCCGCTTCCCGCTTTGAACCCCGACCACAGTCGAAACGGCTCCCCCATTTTATATTTCGGGCTTCCCCGCGACCATGTATCCCACAGTGTTACTGGCCACCCCCCGTCACTGAGCGCCATACCTACCTGCACCCATATCTCACGGTCTTCCGGCGATACACAGTCAAGCATGGAAAGCACGTCTTCGGTAGTCCAATCACTATCCACGGGGGAAGTAACGGCGGGGGTCGTATCTTTTTTTACCGCAAAAATTAATTTAATTAACCACGCGGGGGCTTCGGCTATGTCTTCAAACGGGGCTTCCCACTCATATGTTGTGCCATTTGGGTGTACGGACGGCGGGGCGGCAATATACCCCCCTTCCCCGCGCAAGTCGATTCCGGCGGCTAGTTTGTTGGAATTGCTAGGTATTTTCATCCCTTTGGGCAGTTTAAAAAATAGGTGTTTTCCTCCCCCGCCGGTTTTGCTTGTGAGCGTAGTCGGTAAAGAGCCGTATTTATTTTCCCACGCTTCAAGGGATTCTCGACCGCCTTTATCCATATCAATATCGAGTACCCAAAAACCGGACACTTCGCCAGTTGCAATGCCAATATTAAAATTGGTGCGATTACCCCATAGCGTTTTAATTTCGGCATCTGATGTAGTAGCGTCATGGAATCCGTGCGCACAAGCGGGGGCTTTGCTTTTGGGGAGTAGCGGGAATACCGCCCATCCCCCGCGAGCATAATCTAATGCGTCTTGAATTGACATTATTTTTCCTCGTTTAAAGCGCCGTATGTTCGCAATAGGGCGAGCGCTTCTTTAGCCATAACTTCCGACCAAGTATCGGAATCGCATGTTATTCCGCTTTCGCGGAGTGCTTTGGCGACTAAGTATTCTAGTTCTTTTGCGGTCATACGAAGCCCTTGCTTTCTTTCATCATGTGATATTGGTAGTCTTTATAGTCCTGTTCGTCTTCCCGCCGTATTTCTGCGATTATATAATCATACTGATCTTCTAATTTTAACACTTCTTCATGCGGCAAGTCAATAACCCAATTTCCGTCTATTGTGTGTATTTCACTAATATTATAATCATCATCTAATTGTATTTTGCAAGGTATATCATTAACTTTTGCTTGGAATCTTTGTGTCATTTTTGCTACTCCGCAGGGCTGATTTTGATTAAATTCATAATTACTGGCTTAAACTTTTTCCAGAACTTTAACGCTCCCGGGTGCATTTTAGATATTTCTTCGTTAGTAAATTTTTTCCAGTCTTTTATAGTGAATCTTTTACACCCTATTTGCAATGTATTTTTTGTGTACGCTATTTTGTATGTCTCAATCTGGATTGTTTTAATCTCTTTCATATTTCCTAAACACAAAAGGTTAGCACCGGACAGGTCAGCACGGGACAGGGTAGCACGGGACAGGTTAGCACCGTACAGGTTAGCACCGGACAGGTTAGCACCGGACAGGGTAGCACGGGACAGGCTAGCACCGTACAGGTAAGCATCGGACAGGTCAGCACCGGACAGGGTAGCATCGGACAGGTTAGCACCGGACAGGTTAGCACCGGACAGGGTAGCATCGGACAGGTTAGCACCGGACAGGTTAGCACCTTTTTCTAGTGCCTGTAGTACAGCCAGTCCTAGGTTCTTTCCCGTGTCTTTTGTGTCTTTGATAGTGGCGGTAAAGAGTACCTTGTTAGTGAGGCGGTTGTGGATTGTGATTTTCATTGTTTGTTCCTTTCGAGTAAGGTTAAAACTTCGCCTAGGCCTCTTGCTGGGGATTGTGCGTACACGGTGTATACTTCGTGCCCGAGGTCTTTAATCACTTTATGAAACGCCTTTTGACTACCACTTAATTTTCCCGTTTTAGTTTTTAATTCAATTTCCACTTTACCCCCGTTTGGCAACCGGAAAATTAAGTCCGGCACTCCCGCCGTTAATCCCATTGCTTTTGCTCGCGCAGCTCTGGCTCTATTCCTTTTCGCTTGTTCCATACTGGCCGTTACTAAGTATCCACGCCGCCTCGTTTCTTGCACTATATACATCTGTATGTGGTCTTCACTCCATTTAATACTACAATTAGCAGGGTCTTTTCCTAAAAATTTATCTTTCATACGGGCTAACCTCTTTTTCGATAAATTGATGATTAAATGTATAATCACTCCATTGTTTTTTATAAAATTCTAATAGCGCCTTATCATAATCTAGTCCGGTATTTTTACTCACTCTATACGCGCCTAGAACAATAATTTTGTTATTCATTGGCTTTGTCCCCTTCTTTAATAAATACGCCGTTAACCATTTTTCCTTTTCTGTCTCTTATTTCATTATATGCTTTATCTACGCAATCTTCAATAGTCAATCCGTACTGAGCCGCCAGTATAGTTAATACAACTACTGAATCCCCAATTGAATCGGTAATAGCTTCTTTATTGTTACGTGCAATCCCCCTAGCAAGTTCTCCGATTTCCTCCATAAGTTTTACCATCTGAGAGTGGCTAGTCGCCCCAGCAATAATATTTCGGTCAATCGCCCATTGCACAATGTCTTTAAACCGGTTTTCATTTCGTGTTAAAGACATGTAATATTGTTTCCATCCTTTATGATTAATCAAGGTACACCTCCGTTATTTTGTTGACAAAAATATCTCTGTTCTTATATCGCCCGATATAGCGATAATGATATAACTCGTTATAATTTAATCGTTTATCTTTAATCGCTTTTTCAAACGGTGTTTGTTCCTTTTTCATTTAATATTCCTCTGCTTCTTTACGTGTTAAGAAAAAGTGTATTCCGCTTGCGCACTCGTTAAACCAGTTTTCATCCCATTTATCAGGCCGGATAACTTGCCCAAGGGCGTATGTAACTGTGCTATCGTGTTTACTGGCCGCCGTGGCAATCCCTTCCGGCATCTCTAATACAATAGCATATTCCGCACGACATTTACGTCCCGCTGCGTTACTACGTTTAGCCGTTGCCGGAACTTGTAATTTAATTATCCCTTCGTTGGTTTTCTTGTAAACAATTAAGTCCCCTTCCGGCAATATGACGGTTTGTGGCGGCTTTTCTGTAAGACCAATAATATTGGACAGGTTAGCACCGGACAGGTTAGCACCGGACAGGTTAGCACCGGACAGGGTAGCACGGGACAGGCTAGCACCGTACAGGTAAGCATCGGACAGGTCAGCACCGGACAGGGTAGCATCGGACAGGTCAGCACCGGACAGGGTAGCACCGGACAGGTTAGCACCGGACAGGTAAGCCCCGGACAGGTTAGCACCGGACAGGTTAGCACCGGACAGGTCAGCACGGGACAGGGTAGCACGGGACAGGTTAGCACCGTACAGGTTAGCACGGGACAGGTTAGCACCGTACAGGTTAGCACCGGACAGGTAAGCCCCGGACAGGTTAGCACGGGACAGGCTAGCACCGTACAGGTAAGCATCGGACAGGTTAGCATCGGACAGGGTAGCACGGGACAGGTAAGCCCCGGACAGGTTAGCACCGGACAGGTTAGCATCGGACAGGTTAGCATCGGACAGGTTAGCACCGGACAGGTTAGCACCTTTTTCTAGTGCCTGTAG